ACAGATTGCGCCGATGCTCTGTTCGCAGATTTCATGAGCTGCATAAACGTCGCCAGAGACCGGGCCGAACTCATCAATAAGACCCTGGTCGTCCCAAGGCATTGGCTCGGTGTTGTAGTCGTTCGATCGGTTCTTGATCTCCAGATAGCCATAGCTGGGGAGCGTCGATCGGCGATCACGCTGAAGCCTGACTGGCTCCTGGCCACTCTCATAAATGAAGTCACCGTTGTCGTCGGTGAGATTGAACTCGATCGTGTTATCGGGCAGGTAGGTGACGCCGTTGGCAGTAACCGTGTCCGCGCCCCTGGGAAGGAACCCAAGGCTGTAACCCGTCCACGACAGATCGGCGTTGAAGATCGTCGTCCAACGAGTAAGAATGTCGAGGCAGGCTTCTTGGCTGTCGAGCAGCGGGGACATGCCAAAGCTCATAGCCTTGCAGTAAGTCTGGAAGCAGTCATCGCCGGTAGTGGTTGCGGCTCCCGTCGAGAAGAGGAAGTCGAGCTGCATTGGCACCCCGATCAGCGCACCGTAGATCGAGCTGTTCAGGAGGTAGTCAACGCATTGGGCCGGGTCGGCGTCGCCCTTTCCACCAGGGGCCGTATTGACGAGTGGCCAGTCGACCTCCCAGCTGTACTGGGACAGGGTATTTGAGTTCCCGAGATCCAGGTTCGCTGCACATAGTAGAACCAGGCCAGGATATCCAAGAGCTGCACTCGGATGATTAGTGATCAAATATCCCCAAGGTGCTTGGGGGATATTTCCTGCTATGAACGTGAACGGCGAATAGCCGGTAGTCTTGCTCTGGTCCTTCCACGTGATGTTGATGGCCGAGGCTGGACCCCAACCCAGAGACAGAACGAAGGAAGCCGTATAGGTGTAGGTCTTCTGGCCTTTGCCACCGCCACCTTTGCCGCCGGCGCTTTTCCCGTGAGCCTTGAAGTCGTCTTGCCAGACGATGTTTAAAGTTGCCCGGTTACGACCAAGGCCGATAGCGATTGCCTGGGCCGAGTTGCTGGTCTGGATAGCCAGCCCAGTATATTCGGGCTTGGACTTCTTTGAGTGGCCGAGGATGAAGCTCATCTACGACCCCCAGTAAGAATAAACGCGGAGAGGATTGTCCTCAGTTCGCCCAGTCCCAAAGACCGACTCTCGAAGGCAGCAACGTGCCGGGAAAGAAGCGTGGATGATCAAAGGCCAGTCAGAGACGATTGCCCCGTGGCTGAAGGTTCTGCCCCACCTCCAGATGAGAACGTTCCCTTTCTTTACAAAGAAGTCGGGGCCACGATCCTTAAGCGGAGTTTCATCATCTCCAACCCTGGTTGCATATTCCTCGATCTTCGCCAGGAACCTTTCCTCGTTCCGGTGGAACATCCAATCAGCGGGATAAGCCTCAGGCGGAAACCTTTCGACTAGGCCAGCACCGATGTGAGCTTCGAGCAGGAGATGGGCGCAGTCGATGCCGCCAAGGTCCGACCCGTTCCGCATGACTGCAGCATGGTGGTGGAACGCAGTCCCATCCCATGCCATAGCCGCGGCCTCTACGGCGGCGCGTTCCTCTTCTTCTGTCCGCTTCTTGGACATTAGACCGCTGACTCCGCAACTGGCGTGAAGGGGCAGCCCGCGAAGTGCTGTTGCCACGTAGTCCCCGGATAATAGGTCTGGCAACCATTGGCCCCGGTGCTGAGTTTCGAACACCCAGGGAAGGCCGTGAACTGCAGAGCCGCAGCTGGATCGAAGTCAAGCGGATATTTCAGATAGAGATGCGTGCTGTCAGCCTTGAGGATCGTCCTGACCCTGGTGACGCTATCACTGTTGGTGATATGGAGTTTGCCAAAGGCGTAGGCCGAGGACGAGCTCGACCAGACTATGGTGTCACGAGTTGACCCTACCCCAACGGCTCCAAGGACGCCCAAGGCGGGCAGGTTGATGCCGCACTTAGCGTCCCCAAAAACGTTCCGGCATTTGATGCCATAGAGGAGACGAGGCATCTGAGGACTGAGACGGGACAGCCCCGAGTTGATCCTCAGCTTCGCCGAGTTTCGGCCAACACTGTCGAGCTCGGGGTCGCCGCCGGCGAACAGGCGAGTGACACCAACCCAGGGCGTATCGTAGGAAGCGGCGAATGCCAGGTCCCTGGTGATAGTTGCCCCATCGAGCCGGCCATAGAGTAAAGACTGGGGCCACGACTTCCAGTTCTGGAACAGGGCATCGTCGGCGTAGCTGATCTCTATTTCTTGATCGTCGACCGAAGGTCCGATGCTGGCGTGGGACTTGAGCCCAGAGATGACGGCCTGCCGAGCGAGGTAAGTGTAGCGATTGGTGTCGTTCCAGGCGACGATCGAGACGTCTTCCTGTTTGTCGGTCAGCCGAACGACAGCGCCCTGGCTAGGCACGATGGTGAAACACTCGGCCACAACGTACTGCTTGCTCGCCAGAAGGGCGCTGCAGTCGGCCAGATTGTATCCTGGCTGAGGTGTGATCAGCCTTCTCACCCAATAGCCTCCCCATTCGTGATCCAGCCATGCCACTCCTCCGTGCAATGCTCATTCTGGAGATTGATAGACGGAGTGAGTGTGAGGTCCTCAAAAGTAGTTCCACTTGCCACGGTCCACCTGGGTAGCGGTTCGTTTGAGGGCGGAACATCCCTGTCAGCAAACCATACTAGGATGCTGTGTGTGCCTATAAGACCCGAATTTTTACGGAAGCAGAATGGGCAAGCAAACAATATACCTTGGGGTCTAGAGTTGTCATCCGATCGGCGGAACGACCCGGGCTCCTGACCCGCATATACCCATTCGGGCTCAAGATCGACCAACCTCATTGGGGCACCGTCTCGAGGGTGATCTTCTGCAATTCCCAGAAGGTCTCGGCGAACTTGTTGAAGTCGGCCGCGTCCTCCTGGAACTTCACATTGAAAAAGAACTGGAAGTCGGCCGAGATAGTGCCAGTCGTTGGGGCCGAAGTGAAGACCACCAGGTTCGGGAGGGTGACCGTGTAGTTTGAGGCCAGGGCCACATACCTATAGGTGATGTTAACCCCTTTGCCGGCATCGGCTGCGTTGAACGTGTAGACGCCCGTCGCCAGGTTGACCGAGTACTGACCCGCGGCCGGAGCACCCCCAACAGCTACTAGGGCCGCGCCGCCGATCGTAAACGTAACCCCTAGATCCTGAGTGATCGTCGGGCTGGTTGCCTGGGGGTGGTTGACCGTGATAGTGTAAGCGGGGCTGGCCGGAATAGTCCTTGGTTCGACCGGTATGTGGTAGATCACGATTGTATTGCCAGTGTCAACCTGGCCGACCTTCTCGCTGAACCCTCCAAGAACTCGCTTGAACGAGAACTGGGTCGTGACCCCATCGGAAGTCCCGATCGTGCCGTTGGTCACCAGATAGTCGTCTCGGTCCTTCAGAAGGAACGTATCGAATGCCCCCTGACGTTGAAGGAAGAAGCCGCACAGAGTCTGAAACTCGGAGTTGACATTATCACGCAGGAACTCGAAAGTGAGATCGAACTCCCAGATGGGGTACTGCATGTTGGCGTGACGAACACTTACTCCACTCGACCCCTTATATTCCTGGGTCGAGAATGTCGGCCGCTTATGGATGTTGAAAGTCAGACCTGGCAGGGCCACAGGAGAGCCCAGCGAACCTGGAAATAGTGCTGTGCTCACAGTGCCCTCCGGTGGAACTGGGACGAGTGCCTCGATGAAGACAAAGTCGATGCGAAGATTTCGATGGCCCTCCGCAAGGGCGTCGATCTGGACGAATGAGTCAAGGACATTGGCTGAACCTTCGGCCAGCGCCTCGAGGTCGATGAAAGGAGCCCTAAGAGATGCGGAACCCTCAGCAAAAGACTCGAGGATGTAGAAGGTGTTGCGAAGCTCCCCCGCCACGTCACGCCTGGACCTTCACAAGGGCTTGGCAACCATTGACCTCAGTCCCAGTAGCCGTGACCCCTGTATCCGGGCTGAGCTCGAACCGGTCTTTATAGAACGTGAAGGTCTGGTTGGTATACTGGTCAACCGTGCCAAAGTAGTTATTGCCGGCAATCCGGATACCCAGGCGAGCAACTCGCTGGGTGGCATCGTCTTGCCTGAGGGCTGCCCGCATCTGGATGACCCGAACCAGGGGGCCATTGATAACTGGGTCAGGCTGGAAGGCGTCGATGTCTCCTACGTTAGGAGAATACTCGAACTTGGTATCGTCTAGCAGCGAGTTCAGAACAGATTGCCAGTGGGTCGACGCCGGTGAAGAACCCCCAATTGTGAAGTTGTTCAAATAACCATTAGCGATCATCGGCATACCGTAAGCCCGAAGGTTTCCACTCCAGTCGTTATTCTCGGCTCCAGTTGTATCGTTGACAAACATGTCGTCGAACACTATTGGATGCGAACTGCTGACACTGACATTGAAGTTCGTAGTCCACCCTCCGAGGAAGACAGAGTCGAAGTAGGAAGTAGCAGTGTTCTTTGTGTCCGCACTGACGAGTTGGATTTTGGGCACGGTGTTAACCCGGACCTCAAGGCCACCAGTCGATGCGTCTATGGTCCCTTTCGCTTCGCAGTGGAACCATTCGTCTTCCTGGTAGGACCCAGTAACGCTGGAGGCGATAGGAGTGCCACCTCCAGCTGGAGGTCCTTTCCAAACCTTGATGACCCCGTTCGGCTCAAACGAGTAGGATAGTTGCATGTCGTTGTTAACGCCGTCGTAGAACCCAAGAAGGGGCCGGCATTGGCTAGGCAGCTGAGAGTCAACATAAACCGCGGTGCCGTAGAAACCGGTTGCTGGGGTGGCGAAGACAGGAACTACGTAACCTGAATGAAACCCAAAGAAACCGCCGAGGCTGCCATATTGAGAATAGGCCTTACCGTAGCCGAAACGCCCAGGAGCTATAACGTCCCCGGCTGCAAAACCTCCGTTGTCGTGGAGAGCGAACCCGTTTGCACCATACAACCTCGCCCGATCGGCTTGGCTGGCACCCGTCGGCATCCAGTCGAAACTGTCGGTAACAAGGTTAGCCATTAGGCATGGGTCCTTTGTCTGGCGAAGAGAACTACACCCTCATGAGTGGGGTAAAGAAGCATCTGGCGTTGTTCACCGATCCGAGCTTCTATCAATCCAGCACGGGCGAGGCGTTCAGCCTGGTTCCACGCTTCGATCGGTTTCACCCCTAGTTCAAGCCCCAGCTCCTTGGCGTTGCAGCCAGGACGCCGGATGATGAACTGGAGTTCAGTCAAGGTTTGCTTCATGGCCTGCGTCTGAGGTTTACGCTTTACAGTGTTGATTGCGCAATACCGGCCTGTCTCCACTCTCCGCAAAAGACCGCTTCTACACATGAACCTAAGAGTCGTAGAGACCCGGGATTTTTGGATGCCCAGATGGTCGACTATATCCCGAAAACGAGCTTCGCGATTAGTCATGAGGAACCGGAGGATTTTCTCCTCTCTCGCAGTAAGACTAAGCGGCATGATTACACCCCCGTCAGACAATCTCCAGTCACAACTTCACGAGCCCCCTGCCACGGGTCGTCGGCAGCGAAAACAATCCACTGAGCGTTGGCCCATCCAACCTGGCCACTGGCTAGCTGCATATGTGTCCCGGCTAGCATAGCAGCTCGATAGACTCCGCCTTGAGTCACTCCCGGTTGATCTGGATGGTTGGCATTGGGGCAGGTCTTATTCGCTTTGACCAAACCAGGTACCCACCAATCGGCGGGCAGGCTCATGTTAGTCGGTGGAAGCGGAAGGGTTGGCGAAGGAGCGACCCCCTGGATGTCTGAGGCCTTTACCCGGCCTGCTGCTCCGTCGGTTATTGAGTAAACAGCATAGCTAGTTGAGCCATCAGCTTCGATCCCCCAGCCATTGAAGTAGACAGCAACAATCTCGCCGGCGACCAAGGAACGAGTAGGGCCATTCATCCCCGCCTTCTCGGTTTCCCAGATCGGGTCAGAAACGTTCGTAACACGGGCAAATCCGCCGTCGTGGAGTGGAGCGGGCACCCAGGTTAGGGAAGATGGGGGTGGAGGAGGCGGCGGTGGGGCAGGTTCTACGATCGAACCAATGGCCGAGACCGGAGTGGCCCCCTCAGATGCTACGACTTTGAAAGTGAGAATTCCTGTGGCGGCCGGGTTGACGACTGTATGAACCGGGATCTTCTGGGTCAGGATCGACGACTTAAAGTAGTAGAGCTGGTTTATAGCTGTGTAATCGGTTCCTGCCTTGGCGGTGACGTCGAAAGTCTTCACCAACACGTAAATGCCCCTGCCACCTGAAAGGCGGCTAAGAGTGCATGAGACGTCGCTGCCGGCGTTTGCCGATCCACAGACAAGGGAGAAAGGTGAGGAGGGTGCAGCTCCGACCGATAGCCACACCTGGGGTGACAACAAGGCCACCAGAGCGGCCATCAATCGGAGCGCACGCATCGAGCTAAGCCGCCGGCGGAGGCGAGATGGCCTCGGCCTTGTCGACGACAGGGGCCAGCTCGGTAACCAGCTGGGTCTCTGCATCCGCGAGCTGCTGGGTCAGATCGGCATTGTCGGCCGTGAGCTTAGCGATTACGTTCTGGTCGGCCTGAGCAGCTTCAGCTGCGGCAGTTTTGTCGGCGGCGATACGGGTCAAAGCCGAGTCAAGGCGGCCGACGAGATCTGAGATCTGTGACATGATGGCAATTGCCTCCTTATATGGGTCTGCTGGGGAGTGCTTCTTTCTGAATAAGGCCAGCACCTTATTCCAAAGGTCTTTGAGTTTCACGGCCCCTCCTTTCAGGCTGTTCTGGGCTTCAGAGGGCCATTCAAGGCCATGCGCTTCACCCAGCGGATCATCTCCCTCTCGTGGTTGCTGAGCATGTGCTGCCACAGAGAAGTCTGGTTGCCGTTGAATGTTGGAGAGCTGTGCAGATGGATGTCGCCACCACCTCCGCCTATTCCGCCGGAGACCGTGCTCATCATCTGGATCAGTTTGGTGTTGTCAGCCTTGGGGATGACGCGTTCACCCTCGTGCATCTGAACGATCTGGTCCCGGGGAAGGTAGTTCGTTCCCTGGTCGAGAGCTGCAAGTGTAGCGTAACCCGCCGCGGCTGCCGACATGGCCGCGCCGAAAGCAGGAGCACCGGCGTCAATCGGCCACGGAGCACCAGCCCACGAGGCTACGCCGGCCGCACCGGCTATCCCCGCATAGGAAAGGACCTGGGCTTCGGCCGTGCTGCTCTGCGCGGCCTTCCCGACCAGTAGATTGACGATCCAGTTGCTGATGATCTGGCTGATCACCTGCTCAGCAGTAGCCTTAATCGAATTGTAGACCCCGATGACTGCGTCTCGCCAGGTGCCAGTACCGTCGGCCATGTTAAGGAAACCGGAAACAGTGGCGCTAACTGTTCCGTCGATATACTGGTGATAGGCCTGCTTGAGCCGCTGGATATCCTGAAGCTGCTGGTTGAGAGCTTTCTGCTCCATCAGCTTCTTCTGGTCGTAGTACCTCTGGTCAGCTGCATGCTTGTCAGCCACAGCGTTCTTGTAGCGTTGGTCGTCCTGGCCATACGCCTTAAGGGCGTCGGCTAACCCCTTCTGGAGGAGTGCCTCTTCTTTGGAGTGAACCAGCTCGGCATCGGCAATCTCTTGCAGGGCCAGCTGGTGGTGCATCTGACCGATGCGAGCCAAGGCCGAGATATCCCCGAACGGGGAGGTGGTGCCTTTGTTCAGAAGCTGGGTCTCGGCAGTCTTAGCGGTTTCACTCCGGAGTTGCTGCTGGGCGGTCAGGTGCTGCCTTAGGGCACTGATAGCCTTATTGTTGCCTGTGAGTTCTTCCTGAATGAGCCTGTCTTGAAACTGACGCTCTTCAGCGACCATCTGGCGATGAGCATCTTTGTACTCGGTCGACTCTTCCTTGAACTTCGACTTGATGTAGTCGAGCTTCTCCTGCCAATCGGCCTTGAACTTGGCGAAGTCGTTCCGATCGGCCTCGATCCGGTCGTTGAGATCGGCGATATGCTCCTGGTAGTCCCTGTGGGCCAAGGTCTTCTGGGCGTCATAGATCTTGGTCTGGACGTCCAGCCATTCCTTCGACCCAGTCTTGACCTGGCCAATCTTACCCTGCCAGAACTTAAGTTCAGCCTCTGTCTGGTCGTCAAAGAAGTTATTGCTGGCTATCTCGGCGGCGTGGAGCTGTTCCTCCCACTGCGACACGATTGAAGGACCCTTGCCACCCTTAGGAGCAAAGGTCCTGGCACCCGCCACTTCGCCTTTACCGATCGCCAAAGCTCTGGCATCGGCATCGCTCTCGACCTTACCCGACTCTTGAAGGAGCTGCTTCTGTTCAGTCAGGTCCTTAACCAGTTGTCGATTGTGAGAGTGCTTGGCAGCGGCGAGCTGGGTGTCCAGCTTGTCGATTGCAACCTTCTTCTCCACCTCGGTCTTATAGGTAGTGACCGCATGAGTATAGGCTGCAACGGCTTCTCGGTCATGCTTCACCGCCTCGGAATGTTCTCCATGGACAGCAATATCGACCTTGAGAGCGTCCCTGGCTGCGCTTAGCTGACCCTGGAGGTTTGCTCGCT